CTGCGCGACTATGGAGAGTGGGCATTGCCCGGAGACAAGCCGCAGGGAATTAGAGGGCCAGCGCAGGACAGCATGGGTGGGCCGGACAACTATGTGAAGACCTTCCGTGAGTTGGAAGGGAGCGAAGAGATTTACTGGCGGCTGATTGACCCTAGAGCGGGAGGCAGTCCTGCGGCGGTGAAGGGAGGCACATCGTTGGTGGAGTTTATACAGGATGAGTTGGACATGGAATTTGAGCAGGCGAGTGGGGTGCAGATAGATCAGGGAATTTCGTTGGTCAACGATGTGTTGGATTACAACACTGGGGAGAGTTTGAGCGTGGTGAACGAGCCTACGTTGTATGTGAGCAGCGAGTGTGGGAATTTGATTGAGTGCATGAAGGAAGCCACGCCTGCCGGGGGTGGCGAGAATGCCTACAAGGATTTTATAGATTGCCTCCGTTACTTGATATTGTTCCGCCCGGAGTATGTGGTGGATACGAGCTTCGCGTCGAAGGGTGGAGGAGGATATTGATTATGACTACACAAGAATACCCGCCGTTATTGACCCGTGGTCAGGCGGCAGAATTGACAGGGATGAGTAAGCGTTATCTTGATAAGTTACGAAACGCGGGCACTTTGCGCGTCTATAAGATGCTGGGTGGGCGTGAGCATCGTTACTATCGGGATGACTTGGCGAAACACTTCGGTTTAGGAGAGAACAAAAATGGAAAATAACGATCAACTAGCTAGGCACACAGGACAGCCGGATGTTCCTGAATTGGTGAAGGAGTTCCGGCGTTCGATGAATGAGGGCTACACGCTGGAGCGCACCAGTTCCGCAGACCAGACACGCTACATGCGATGGACTGGGCAGAGCGACGATGGCAAGAAGCACGATGAGAACTTACCGGAGGGCAAGCCAGCTTTCCCTTGGGATGGAGCGAGTGACACGCGCGTGCCGTTGGTGGACTCGATCATCAATGACTGCGTGGATATGCTTACGATGTCTGCCAGTCGCGCGCAGCTTGGAGTGACGGGCACGGAGTTGTCTGACTTGGAGCCTGCGGGAGCGGCTACGACCCTGATGAACTGGGTGAAGAACTCGATGCACAATACGTTGGGCGCGGAGTCGGAGTTATTGGCGCAGTACATGATGGCGTATGGCTGGAGCGCGGCGTTTGTCGGGTGGGAGCAGAAGAGTGCGCTGAAGACGCAGGAGTTGAGCCTTGAGGAAGTGATGCAGATGGCGCAACAGGCTCCACCGGACTCCCTGTTGGCGTCCCTGCCGGGGATGATAGCGGAGCCGGAGCGTGAGGGCGAAGTGGCGCAGGTTCTGATGGACTATGTGCCGGGGATGAAGAAGCGTGCGGCTCGCAAGGTGGTCAAGAGTTTGCGTGATACGGGTAGCGCGCAGTTTCCCGTGCCGTACCTGTGCAAGAACGCGCCTGCGCTGGTGGCACTGAAGCCTTATGACGATGTGCTATTCCCGCCGGAGACGATTGACTTGCAGAATGCGAGGGTGATCTTCCGCAGACAATTCATGTCCGAGGTAGAGCTTCGCAGCATGGTGACTGATGACGGTTGGAGCGAGAGCTTCGTGGAGGCTGCGTTGCACACGGCGGGGCAGTCCTG